TCGCAGCGTTCCGAGTTGCTTCGCGCCCTTCCAGATGACGATGTTGAAACGTGGTTCGCTCGATCGATTGGCATTCATTTTTGCAGCCCTGATTTCGAATCGCCTGTGTTCATGCTTGCATAATTCGTTGCGGAACTCTGGTGCTCAAAAAATTTAGTGAAACCAATGTCTTGGCAAACTCGTTCTAAACGAGTGAAACAAAGGCATGCGGCTCGCAAACATGCCGAAGCGTCTGGCGATGCTTTTGCTCAAAGAGGAAATTATTGTGCGACCTGGTTCTGGCCCCGAACGCTGGCGAGACTGCCCGACCTGCTACTGGGGACATGAATTCGGTAGCGACTGCTTGCGGGATCAGTCTGAAATTTCCCGTCGGCGTCATAGATGCTGTCGGTCACTTGTGCGGTAATCTGCCGGGAAGTCGGAACGTATGTCAGAGACGAGGGCCGGAATGACGGCGCCGGCTTGCCGCACATAGCGGGAGGCGGCCGCATTCACGCACGGCGTTCGCAGTTTCGTTCCGAGATGGCTCCCCGAGTAGTTTTCTTACAATCGCGTGATAACAATAGCTTATCAAAAGGTGCGGGGTCTAAAGGGCGTTCTGAAATCTAAGCGCTTTCTTGATGCGATGCCCGCACCTTTCACTCTAATATTAGCAATTACAAATATACAGAATGTCTAATTAACCTATTGCTAATGTAGCTGTCCATGGTAATATATTACGTATTGAGTAGAAATTCTCAGGTAAGCGTTTGTTCGATTCATTTAAAGCTAGTGTGAAAAGCGTCGAAGCCAAAAGCTTCGACGCCAATCCCTGCGTAACGGCGCTCTAATGAAAGTTAGAGCCGGCGGCACGTTCAGCCAATCCGCAGTAATCCAAATGCCATCGGGCACATGGACCGCCGCGCTTATCGCAAAAACTGACACTGGCGATGCTTTCAATTTCGACACAGCGTTTCAGCTAGTCGGACCAAACGCCGACGATCCCGATAAATTCGACTGGGCGCTAGTTCTTTCTGCGCCATCGACGCGCACGGCGACATGGAACACGGTCGGCGGGAAGACAAAGAACCTTTCAGCACTCATTCGCTTCACAGACAATTCTCCGGAGCCTATCGTTATTTTTACGGATAGCTTCGAAATTAACATTCTCGGACAGCCGTAACCATGAATTTTGTTAGGCTGGAATTAGACGGCCAAGTTCAATTTCTAGAGTTCAAGAATGATCTCGAAAGCCCGGCTGTGAATTTCGAGGCGGGCGAATGATCCTCGACCATCGCGGCGACCCGATCGAAACCAAGGCGCTCGATCTAACAACCTTCCCCCTCGATCTACTCGCGTCGCCCGTCCTGTCCGGCGTATCCGTCACGCCACAGTCCGCCCTTGGCGTTCCCGCCGTCGCAAACGCCGTGTCGCTCATTTCCGGAGCCTGCGGCACTTTGCCGCTGTGGATTTATCGCGAGGAAGGGCAGGGGAAGATTTGGGCCTCAGACCATCCCGCTTCCGGCGTCGTGTCCGATCAAGCGAACGATTGGACATCCTCTAGCGCCCTTCGCACACAACTCGCCGTCGACGCCTTGCTTCACGGCAACGGCTACGCCGTCGTAAATCGCCTCGCTTCCGGCGCTCCCTTTGAGCTACTGCGCCTCGACCCCCAGAGCGTCACGGTTTACTACAACCCGGCGACGCTAGAGCCGTCTTACGAGTGGCGTCCTATGAGCGTCGGCGCTCACGGTAGCCGCGCACAAGCCAATCACTCAACGCCCGATTCTCAAGAGCGCACCTATTCGTGGGCTGAAATTATTCATATCCGCGCGCCTCTCTCAATTGACGGCATTTGCGGCGTTTCGCCGATTTCAGCCGCGCGTGAAGCCATCGGCCTTGCGATCACGCTTGAAGCTTATGCCGCTCGCCTATTCGGACGCGGCGCGCGCCCTTCCGGGATTCTCAAATTCGACACCAAGCTAGACGCCGCGACTGCCGCGCGCATGAAAGATTCGTGGCAGTCGGCGCACAGCGGATCGAACAGCGGCGGAACCGCCGTGATCGAACAAGGCGGCGAATTTCAGCCGATCACGCTTAACAGCGTCGATGCGCAGTTCCACGAAATGCGCTTGCTTCAAACCGTCGAGATCGCACGCGCGTTCAATATCTCTCCGGCGCTCATTGGTGACCTTTCGCGCGCCACATGGTCAAACCTAGAGCAGAGCAATCGCCAGCTTTTGCAGCTCACATTGCTTCCTTGGCTCCGCAATTTCGAGAGCCAGTATCGACGCGTCTTCCTCTCTTCCGAGGAACGTAAGACGTATTCGATCACCTTTGACACATCCGAACTTCTCCAAGGCGACACCGCAGCGCGCGGCGAGTTCCTAGCGAAGATGCGAAGCAACGGCATTTTCACAGCGAACGAATGCCGAGCCTATGAGTCACTCCCGGCTCATGCCGATGGCGCCACGCTTGAATCTCCGCATGTCCAATCGGCCAACGCCCCAACACCTCAAAAGGAAGCGGCATGACAATCACTCACAAGGCATTCTTTGGCGACCGCGAAAGAGAGTTTCGCCTTACGCCGACTTTCGTCTTAGAGCTTGAACGCCTTACGGGCGTTGGTATCGGCGGTCTCTTTGATCGGCTCGTGAGAACGCGTCAGTTTTACCGCGCCGACATGATTGAAACTATTCGGCTTGGACTCATTGGTGGCGGCGCTACGCCACAAGACGCAGCGACGCTAGTCAAGGTCTACGCGGACGAAGTTCCCTTTATGCAAATCTATCCGCTTGCGGTCGATATCATGTCCGCAACTTGGTTTGGCGTCGATGTGAAAAGTCAGTTTGCGGATTTGGAAAGTAGCCCAAGCGAGTAATGACAACAAATTTTATTGAAACGAAAGCAGCGTTCACAGTTTCAGACGCAGGCGAAATTGAAGGCACCGCTTGGATTTTCTCGCAAGCGGATCGAACCGGCGACGTGATCCTGCCCGCTGCGTTCGCGAGTGCTAAGACGCCTCTACCGATTCTCGCTTCCCATGATCCGACCGCAACAATCGGCGTTTGGAATTCCCTGCACGTGATCGGCGATAAGCTCATTGTGAAGGGAACGCTCTTACTCGATTCAGTCGAGAAAGCGCGAGAGACATACGCGCTTATCAAGTCCGGCGCGATGCAAGGTCTATCTGTCGGCTTTAGGACTCTCAAATCCTCGCGCCGCATCGGCGGAGGAAGGCTGATTTCAAATTTGGATTTAGTTGAGATTAGCGCTGTTTCCGTTCCCGCTCATCCGGGCGCGCGCATCACTTCGGCCAAGTCGGCCAAGACTGCTTCAGACGTTCTGAAAATTGCTGAAGCTATCAACCGGGCCGCGTCGGCTCACAAACTTAGAAAGTAAGGTTTATTGAAAATGGTTGCGAATGTGAATGCGGCGGTTACGCCGGAAATTGAACTGAAAAGCAGCGACGAAAACGACACCGTCGATATTGTGACGAAGGCGCTGGACGATCTGAGCGCCAGCGTTGACGAGCGATTGAAGGAAATCGAAAAGAAGTTCGATAACGACAATCACGCGAACGACAACGAAAAGAAGCTCGCCGACCGTCTCGACAAGATTGAGGCGCGTCTGTCGCGTCCCGGATCGCCCGCTCTTATCACGCATCGTGACGACGGCGGTAAAACCGAGACGAAGGCTTTCGTCGATTATCTGCGCACTGGCCAGATTGAGCAGAAGGCTCTTTCGGTTGCGAGCAACGGCGGCGTGCTCGTGCCGCAGGTTCTCCTGAACGAGATTCAGAAGAACCTTGTCGAGCTTTCCCCGATCCGCTCGATTGCGCGCATTACGTCTATCGGCGGTGAGAAGGTCTCGCTTCCGAAGCGCAGCGCCGGCTCACAGGGCGCTTGGGTGTCGGAAGTCGCCAATCGCCCGGAAACGTCCAGCACCTACGCGACGCCGCAGGACATCGAGGCGTATGAATATGCCGGCTACGTCGAGGCGTCGCTTAAGGTTCTCGAAGATTCAATGTTCGATCTTCAGAGCGAGATCGCGCGCGACATCGCCGAAGACATTGCGAAGGCCGAAGGCGCTGCTTTCGTTGTCGGCGACGGTTCGGGCAAGCCGACCGGCTTCCTTCACTCGCCTGCCGGCGGTTCCGTTGTGGACGCGACGCCGGCCGCTGGCGCAATGCCGACCGCCGACGACTTCATTACGGCGTTCTACAGCCTACCGTCGGCCTATGCGCGCAACGCGGTTTGGGTGCTCAATCGCAGCATCATGGGCGCCATCCGCAAGATGCGAACCACGTCCGGCGAATATATTTGGGCGGAAAGCCCCGGCTCAAACTCGCTCGCCTTCGCCAACGCTGGCACGCTTTTGGGCGCTCCTGTTATCGAGGTTCCCGACGCGCCGTCGCTTGCGGCCTCGACGGTTGTCGCCACCGTCGGCGACTTCAAGCAAGCCTATCGCATCGTTAATCGCGTCGATCTCGACATCCTGCGCGACGAACTTACGGGGCGCAAGAACGGCAAGGTGCTCTGGCACTTCCGCCGTCGTGTGGGTGGCGAGGTCGTGAACGCGAACGCGCTTCGCTTCCTGAAAACGACTGCGGCCTAATAGCAACAATCATTCTGCCAGCGGCGCGATTGCCGCTGGCGCAATCTCTCTTTGAAAAGGTAATTTACAAATGGCAATTAAGACCACTACCGGCGTCAAATTCAGCATCGGCACTCAGAGCCTAACGCCGGCGTCTGATACGTATGTCGCCGTTGGCGAGATTGAGGGCTTCAGCGGCTTCGGCGATTCCTCTGAAATTATCACCTTCAATTCGCTTACGGACAATCGCGTCCGCAAGGTCGCGGGGATTCGCGATGCGGGCGATTTCGAGTTGACGTATGCGGTTGACTACGCCGACGCCGGCCAGACTGCGCTTGTCGCTGCGCACGCAGGCAACACCGGCCTTCCCTACAATTTCCGCGTTGAGTTGAATGATGACCCGACTCCTGGAACCGGCCACGGCACTTGGCTCGATTTCAGCGGAGTCGTTGCTGAAATCAAGTCCAGTCCGGGCGAATCAAAGAGCACCTATAAGGCTACAGCGAAGATCGCCATTACGACCGGCGTTACGAAAACCGCAGCGTCGTAATCATGAGCCTCGCCGACTCTGAGTTTGTAATTCGCTTTGACGAAGGCGAGGCTATCACGCTGCGCCCAACGTTGCGCGCCGCTATGCGCCTCGAACGAAAGTTTGAGGGCTTCGACAATTTGCTTCGCGGAATCGCGGAGCAGAACCTAACAAGCATGGCGGAGCTAGTCCGCGCAACGTCGCCGGATTCGTGGCGATTGATCGGCTTTCTAGAAGCTCACGCCGACACGCCTTTGAACGTGCGGCTTGGCTCCCTCGTGGAAACACTCTTGGCTTTGACGCTCGCACTCGCCGGCATTGATCCAGACGAACTAGCGAAGGAAGCCGACAACGCCAAAGCATCTGACCGCATTTCGTTCGCCGAGCATCATGAGCGCTTGTTTAGACTCGGCACCGGCTGGTTATCGTGGACGCCCGAGCAGACTTGGAACGCCACGCCCGCTGAAATCAAAGCAGCCTATGAAGGCCGCTTGGACATGCTCAAAGCCATTTTCGGCGACGGTAAGAGTGAGAAGACGCGCAAACAATCCCCGGCGGATTTTGCGGCCTTCCTGCTTGGCAAGGTGAGCGCCTAATGGCTATGCGCGCGCCTCGTATCTGCGCTTGTGGCCATGTCGTCGCTTCCGGCGTCAAATGCGCTTGCCAAGTGAAGCGTGAGAAGGAACGCAAGGCTAGGTTCGACGAAAAGCGCCCTTGCGCATCGGTAAGGGGCTACGACTCGAAGTGGACCCAAGCCCGCTCCGGCTATCTCGCCAAGCATACGAAATGCGTTCGCTGCGGCGCTCCCGCGACTGTCGTCAATCATAAGACGCCGCACAAGGGCGACAAAAAGCTGTTTTGGGACCGAAACAATTGGGAGGCGGTTTGCAGCCCATGCCACAACGGACCGATTCAGTCGCAAGAGAAGCGCCGCCCTGATCTAAGGAACGGCAAATGACTCTAGCGACCTTCACGCCTCCTGTTGCGCCAGAATACGGCGCGAGCAACAAGCCAAAGATAAAGCTCCTAGAAGCCGAGTTCGGCGACGGCTACACACAGACGGCGCGCGACGGCGTGAATCACATTCGCGCGACGTGGGAGTTGAATTGGCCCGTGCTCAAGCCGACAGACGCGGAAGAAATCGAGACGTTCATAACCGAACACGGCGGCGACGTTGCTTTTTACTGGACCGCTCCCGATAAGCCATCGCCTCAGAAATGGACCTGCAAAGATTGGTCCTTCACCATCGCCGGCCCTAATCATCGTTCGATCCGCGCGACCTTCGTTCAGAGTTTCAATATCTTGTCATGACGCCTGAAGACATTTACGAGCCAAATTATCGCTTCACAAGCAAGCCGCGCATGAACGCCGAACAGAGCGATTGGGCCGGCGTAATCAATACGACGTTGAATGAGGCACTCGCCGGCGAAGAGAACGCCCGCGAATGGTTTCTCGACAATGGCGAAGAGTTTCAATTCGTCTGTGCGCTCGCAGACATGAATCCGGAACAAGTTTCCGAGTTCGCGAAGCGTCGATTGAACGGCGTGGTTTTCTCAAAGTCTAGAGCAAAGCCAAAGCCGGTTGTCATCACGCTTGCTGCGCCCGATCCGTTGCCGGAGCGTGTTCCGTTCGAAAAGCCCACGCCGGTCGTCTCAGAGAAGGCGTTACTTGCCGCAGTGGCGGCGAATAGAGCGCGAGCGAAGCGCTACACATTCGAAGGAAAATCATTGTCTGCCGAGGAATGGGCCGCAGAGAAGGGAATCAATGTTCGCACGCTACGCGATCGCCTTTACAAAGGACTTCCCATTGAAGAGGTGTTGACGCCAAAGAAGCCGAAGAATGAGGTTTCAGAGAAGACACGCATCGCCGCAGCCGCTGCGCGCAAGGCGCAAGCGAAGCGCTACACGTTCGAAGGCAAGTCGCTCACTATCGAGGAATGGGCTGTAGAGAAGGCGTTAGACGCGAACAGACTACGCAGCCGGCTAAACAGATACGGCTATACAATCGAGAAGGCGCTAACCGCTCCCTTGCATCTCACAGGCTCGCCGGATCATTGGACAAAGAAGAACGCAGCCAAGGTCATCTATGAAGGCAAGGAGATGACAATAGCGGAAGCGGCTGAGCGAGCGGGCTTCACGCCTAACACTGTCGAATCAAGAATCAAGAGAGGTTGGAAGCCTGAAAAGGCGCTGTCGACGCCGCCACGCAAATTAAACCGACGCAAGGCTGCGCCCACCATCTGTAAGGAAGCGCAGCCGTCTAGCGATGTAGCGTCGATTGTGGTCACGGCATTGTCGCACGTCCGGCCTGCGCTACAGGCAGTCAAAGGCTACTACAAGTCGGCAAGGGAAGCGCTCAAAGGCGCGATGGGTTGGCGCGGCAAAGAATGTGCAGCGAAGGCCGCTGATGAGTCAAAGGCGCAGAGCGCTAGCATGGTAGCGCACGACTCTGAGAAACGCACAGGCGAGCCGCTTGCCGAGCGTAAGGAAGCAGTGTGAAGGGCGGGGGGTGTCGATGAACCTTTACGAAGAGCGTAAGGACCGGCGGGGTTAGCCCTTTTCGTTAGAGAGCCTATTTGGAGATTCATTAGAACGTGCTAATATAATAAAATTGCAATTGGGAATTTTTCACATTGACCGTTTCCATTACCGAGCTTCACCGTCACCTAAACATCACCGACGATTGCGACGACATTCTTTTGCAGACGCTACTCGACGCCGCAACAGCAAGCGTGGGCGTTCTTGTGGACCCTATGCCCGAAAGCGGAACGCCGGACATTGATCTTGCGATCATGCAGCTTGTGACGTTCTGGTTCGAAAATCGTGACGGTCGCGGAACGATTCCAGATGGCGTTCACGAATTACTTGGGCCTTACCGGACTTGGTTTTTCGGATGAGCGCGCAGCTTAAACGGCTCCAAAGGCGGCTTGAAGCCATCCCCAAGGAAGTGCGGAAGGCCGTTGAGCCTGCTCTAATCAAGTCCGGCGAGGAACTTAAAGAGCGGATGCAGCATCTCGCGCCGGAAGATAGCGGAGCGCTGCGCGACTCGATTGTGGTCACGGCTCCCGGTCAATCGACGCCTCCCTATTCTCAGCCCGGCGGTTCGCGCGTGGCGGCGGAAAATCAAGTGTTAGTGACGGCCGGTAATACGGACGTTCGATACCCGCACCTTCAGGAATATGGAACGGTTCACAGCCCCGCGCAGCCGTTCTTTTGGCCCGCGTATCGCCTCACGAAGAAGCGCATACAGAACCGCGTGAAGCGCGCAATTTCGAAGGCCGTCAAAGACGGCTGGAATAAGCCATGACCGCCCCCGCTCTTTCCCTTCAAAGCGCTATGCGCGCCGCACTTGTCGCCGATTCAATCATCGTCGCACAGGTTCCGGCGTCGCGGATTTATGATCGTCATGCGCGCCCGGAAATCTTCCCGTGCATCGTCATGGGCGAAGCTCATGAGGTCGCCGACGACCTAACGCTAGATCGATCCTACTTTCGGGTTTATCCGAGCGTTCATGTGTGGACGAAAGAGCCGTCGCTTGAGCAAGTCAAGGCTATCGCGCATCAGGTGCGCAAGGTTCTCGTTTCCAATTCCGGCGTGAAAATCAACGTCATCGATTTCCGATTCAATGATTGCAGATGGCTACGCGACCCGTCCGGCGAGCACAGTCACGCGGTTCTGACATTTGAGGCTTTGTATCGTGACGACGTTATGGATTAAGGCGGGCCGATTGGACCGCACAGTCAAAATTCAGCGCTTCACCGAAACGATTAACGAGTATGGGACTGCATCGCAGGCTTGGAACACGGTCGCCACGCTGCGCGCAGAGCTTGTCGCGAACGGCACGCATGAAACTGTGATCGCGAACGGCTCAAATCAGTCAATCGAGGTTTTGCGCACGTTCCGAACGCGGTTCGCGAACGTCACGGTTGCCGACAGGCTGCTTTATGAAGGCGCGGCGTTCGATATCATCGATGTAGAGGAAATCCCAAGGCGGCGCGGTCTGGAAATCAAATGTCGCAAGCGAGGCTTGTGACATGGTGAATGGCGTCAAGCCTCAACTGCGAACCGATAAGGACGCTATCAGCTACACGAAGCGCGTTCCGGAATGGTTGTCGCCCGACGCTAAGAAGGAATGGCGTCGGATTATGCCGCTCTTGATTGAGCGGAAAGTCGTCACAGAAGCCGACATGGGCAGCGTTGAAAACTACGTCGTTTCAATCGGGCGCATTCGTGAGATTGAGCGCGAGATTCAGGCGAAGGGTCTCACGCCGCAGCTTTTCCGAATGCAGAATCAGGCGGCGGCGACGGCTCGACAGTTAGCGGCCGAGCTTGGCTTGACGCCTGTTTCTAGGGCGCGGCCTGTCATCCGTGACGACAAGAACGAAGATGAATTGGGCGAGTTTGACTTGTGAGTGACGGGTTTCCGCATTGGCTTTTTGACGACTCGCCGATTGACGATCCCTTGGGGAGGGGCGAGGGCGCGGTTCACTTTCTTAAGACTGCGCTGAAACATCCCAAGTGCCGATCACGCGGCAAGGCTTTCGAGCTTCCCCGGTTTCAGGAACGGATCATTCGGCGCATCTATGGCCCTTGTCACGATGACGGGCGGCGCATCGTGCGCAACGTCGTGATTCTGCTACCGCGCGGCAACCGTAAAACGTCGCTCGCCGCTGCAATCTCGCTCTTGCACCTATTTGGCCCGGAACGCGTGAACGGCGGTCAAATTCTCATGGCCGCAGCGGATCAAAAACAGGCGAAAATCTGTTTCGAGGAAGCAACAGGGATTTGTCGCGCAGATGAACGCATTGCCTCAAAGCTCACGTTCCGCGACTATCAGAATCGCCTCTTGCATCCTAAGTCCGGCTCCATAATCGAGGCGATTAGCAGCGACGCCGGAACTAAGCACGGCTCTACACCGTCCGTCGTCATCGCGGACGAGTTGCACGCTTGGGGATTGCGCGGGCAGGAGCTTTGGGACGTTCTCAAAACTGGCCTTGTGAAGACGCCCGGCACTCTCTCGATTGTCATTACGACCGCCGGGCGTGGACAAGAGAACGTCGCGCATAGCGTCATAGAACACGCGCGGCGCGTGGCGCGTGGCGAGATTGACGACCCTGCTACGTTGCCGATCTTGCTAGAGACGCCACGCGACGCAGATTGGAAAGACGAAGATGTTTGGCGACGCGTCAATCCCGGTCTGTCGGAGAAGCCGCCCTTTCCGGACATTGAAGGCTTGCGCCAACTCGCACGCGAGGCAGAGAGTCGCCCGGCCGACCGCGAGGCGTTCAAGCAGCTTCACTTGAACGTTTGGTTAGACCATAGCGCCGACCCGTTCGTTGACATGGCGACGTATGATATTGGAAATGCTCCCGTCGATTTGGAGGCGTTGAAGGGTGAGCCGTGTTGGCTTGCGGTTGATCTTTCCTCGAATAGCGACTTGACGTGCATCGTCGCCGCGTGGCGAGACGGTGAGGGCGGGTTTATCGTTCATGCATGGTTCTTTTGTCCGGCCGACAATCTCAGAAAGCGCGCGGAAGGTGACGGCGTTCCGTATCCCCTTTGGGCCGAAAAAGGCTTTATCGAGCCGACGCCGGGTAACGTTGTCGATTTCCGACGTGTAGAAGATCGAATTCGCGAACTGTGTGACGATTTTGACGTGCGGGAAATCGCCTTTGATCCGCACATGGCGCGCAACGTCATGAACAACCTTTTAGACGACGGCTTTCCGGTTGTAGAAATGCGCCAAGGTTGGGTGACGATGGCTCCGGCGATTTCAGAGCTAGAGCGCGCTATCATCGCTGGTAAGTTTCAACACGGCGGAAACCCTGTATTGCGCCATCACTTTGATTGCGTCGCCATCGAGACAGATAAGGCGCTGAATCGTTCCTTCCACAAGGGCAAGAGCCGCGACAGAATTGACGGCGCGGTTGCATCGGCGATGGCGGTTGCTCGCGCAGCCACCGGCGAAGATTCTCGCTGCGTCTATGCAGATATCAACGAGCGTCCGAACGGAATCATGTTTTGGTAAAAGGAATTTGAGATGGCGGAAACCGCAGAGCAACTTGTCGTTAGTTTAGAAGCCCGCGTAAATCAGTTCGAAAAGGCGTTTCAGCGCGCGAGCCGCGCCGCGAACGATAATTGGCGCTCAATCGAAAAGCGCGGCGAGCAGGGCGCTAAGAAGCTTGAAAGCACGTTCGCGCAGGCGACGCGTGGTGTCTCAGATAAGTTCCGCTTGATGGCGACTAGCGCAGCCGGCGCCCTAACCGCTGCGTTGGGCGTGAACCAACTCAAGCGATACGCGGACGAATGGACGGCCGCGCGTTCGAAGATCGCGGCGACCGGCGAGGAACTTTCAAACGTCGCAGCGCGCCAGAATGAGCTTACGAATTTGGCGATTGCCTCGCGCTCTAGCCTTGGCGCGGTTGTGGACCTTTACACAGGCTTGGCGCGCAGCACGAAGGAACTAGGCTCTTCACAGGCGCAAGTGCTGCGCGTAACGGAACTTATTTCGAAGGCGTTCGCCACGTCCGGCGCGTCGAGTGAAACGGCGAGCGGCGCAATCCTTCAGCTTAATCAGGCCATGTCGTCTGGCGCACTGCGCGGCGATGAATTGAATAGCGTTCTAGAGGGCGCGCCTCCTATCGCCCGTCTCATTGCGAAAGAGTTCGGCGTGAGCGTCGGACAGCTAAAGAGCCTTGGCGAGCAAGGCAAGCTTACCGCAGACCGCGTGTTTCAAGCGATCTTGAAGGGCGGCGCGCAGATTGAATCCGAGTTCGCGAAAACGACGCCGACCATTTCGCAGGCGTTCAATATTCTGAATACCGCGATGACGCGCTACATCGGCGAGGCGGATCAAGCGACAGGCGCAAGCGCTGCGATTTCCGGCGCGTTGGCAAGCATGGCCGGAAACATAAACGTTGTCGCGCCGCTCGCGTTCTCCCTCGCCGCTGGCCTTGCTGCGGCCTTTGCGGGCGGTCCTATCGTCGGCGGGATTGTCGCGGCGACAACGGCTCTTGTTGCATTTGGTTCGCAGGTGCAGCCAATCAGTGGTGAGCTTGCGAATCTTGGCGATTACGCGGCCGTAGCTTGGGGAATGATCCGCGAAGGCGCTACAGATGCGTCGTCATGGCTACAGGCGCGCTTTGCGGAAGCCGCTGCGCTTATCTCTAGCGCCATGTCGGGCGATGCAGTGAACGGCCTGCGCGATCTATTGGACGCCGTGAAGATCATCGGAAATTCTGTGATCGGGGTTTTCGTCGCGACAACCCAGACGATCAAAACCGCTTGGACTTCACTTGGCGGCGCGATCGCAGAGGCGATGATTGACAGCATGAATGCCGTCATTGCGGCTGCGGAAGCCGCAGCGAACAAGGTGGCGCAGATTACGTCGCGCGTCACATTCGGCGCGTTCAATCCCGCCGCCGTCGATTTGGGCCGGATTGAGAACACGTATAAGGGCGCTGGCGACGCTGCGGCCAAGGGCTTCAATAGCGCCTTTGATGCGCTCGGCAAGGATTATATCGGCTCGCTAGGCGCTTCGCTTGACGATATCCGTAAAAAGGCAAACGAGCGCGCCGCGACCCGTAACACGCCCGGCGCTGCGCCTAGTGGCGGTTCTCTGTCTGCGCCTCTGAAGTCGACGCCGGCGACAGGGAAGGGCGGTAAGAGCAAAGCCGACAAACCGGACGATTTTGCGAAAGAGGTCGCGGACCTAGAGAAGCGAGCGCGCGCCTATGACTCAGAGCGCGAGGCGCTTGGCAAGATCGCGGTCGAACAGGATCGTGCGAAGGCGAGCCTCGAATTATTCGAAGCCGCGAAGAAAGCCGGCCTCGTTATAGACGACGCGTTGCGCGCGAAGATCGATTCTACAGCCGACGCCTATGCACGCTCGAAAGATGCGCTCGATAAGGCGAAAGAGTCGCAAGAGGCGTGGCAGAGCGCCGTCGCCGAGTTTGGCAGCGATCTTAAATCGGCTTTCAGCGACGCCATTCTTGAGGGGAAGCGCTTGGACGAAGTGTTGCAAGGCTTGGTGAAAAAGCTCGCCTCGCGCGCACTCGACAAGGGCTTCGATCTTCTCTTTGCCGGCGCGACCAAGGGGCTTTCGGGCGGTCTAGGTTCGATCCTTGGGTTCGCAGAGGGCGGAATGATTCAGGGTCCGGGCGGTCCGCGTTCGGATTCGATCCTCGCCGCAGTGAGCGACGGCGAATTTGTCGTCAACGCCGACGCGACGAAGAAATACGGCGCTTTGCTCGCCGCGATTAACAGCGGTCACGTTCCGAAGTTCGCGGCCGGCGGTATTGTCGGCTCTGCGCCTACGATTAGCTCGCCGAAGTTCTCAGGTGCGCCGGGCATGGGCGCGCCGGTAAACGTCACGTCGAATGTGACGCTGAACGCTACAGGCGGGAGCGATGAGCAGAACGCCGCGCTTTCTCGGCAGGTCGGCAAAGCTATGGAATCGCAGTTGCGCGGACTGATCGTCGACGAAATGCGACGACAGGGGCGACCCGGTAATATACTCCATTCCTGAGAGAGGAACCGGCTGATGATTGACTTTCTAAAGACGCGGTGGAGAGTATTGCTCCTTAGGCGCTCCGATCGGCTGTTACGAAAAGCATATAGTAAGGATAGAAAGGACGCGGTAAATAATAAGAAGGGCCATGCCTTTATTGAACAACTGGATGCACAGGAAAATTTTGAGCGAAGTATATATATCGATGAAATTATTCAGATTGAAACACGCAAATTATGCCGTCAAGCCGCTCGCTACGGCGTTTTAGTTTCATGGGAAAATCCGGATTTTTGGGAATCCTCAAGGGTTATTGGAGGTCGGCAACTTACCGACAAAGGGTTTTACGAACTTCGGTCAGCAATCCGTAAGGAGAAAAACGAGCGCTGGGCATATTGGGAGCTTCGCCTAAAGGTGTTGGGTGGCTTCGCAACGGCAATCACCGGAGCGGCTGGCGCGCTGATTGGATTGTTTGCAATCTGGAAAAAGTAATAGGTCGCCCTCGTGGGCGGAAAAGTCTTGTCACTGCACAGCCACTGCACAGACGGGCGATAATTCTCGTTGTGCCGGCCTCTTTGCTCAGCTATACTTATTGTTGGCAAAAAGCATTCGCCTTTAGGGCAGTCGCGAGTCGCCAGAACATAGCAGTTTGCCGCTTTCGTAAAAGCGGATCGATTTTGATGGTCGGGTAATACGGTAGCGTCAAAATTTAAAGCGTGACTATGGGAGGCTTCCGCCACACGCTAGGCCAGTGTTTTAGTATCCAAGGCGACGGGAGCGGGACAGGCTTAAGTCTCGTGAAGTAGGGATAAGGTCAGAGCTTTTGCAGGCGGATGACTGATGCGAGCGAACCGGCTTTTGTGTTAGCGAAAGCTTTCTTTTCCCGGTTCGGAAGCATCTAAGACGACAACCTCCGAAGTGTTTGCTTTATAGGCTCCTGTATGGAGTTTTTTTAAAGGAAACCGGGGGAGGTTGTTTCGTGTCTTAGATGCTTCGGGAAGATTTTCTTTATAATGGCGCTTCGCTTGCGCTCGCGCCGGTGTTTCATGTTTTGTCACCGAAGAGAATTTGAAAAGAGAAGAGAGCCGGATTTTTTCATTTCATTTCATTTCATTTCATTTCATTTCATTTCCTCCGGTGTCCCGCCGGAGGCTTCACGAAACTCTCTAAGACTTCCGCCGGTTGCGCGCTCCGCGCGCGTTGGCCTGCGGGAAACCTTCCTTGTTCCGCACGCCGCCCTGAAAATGCCTCATTTGAACAGAATTTGACAGAGCTATCCTTTTCTATTTGTAAATCTAAAGGTTCCGGCTATATTGGTATATTATAGTTCTTATTGGAGAAGGCATGAACGTCCTTTCTATTCCCGTTCCGGGCGTCCCTGACACAAGTGATCTTGGACTGACGAAGCTTCAGGCAGCGCGCCTAAGAAAGTTTCACCGCGTCCGAAATCTCACATTGATGTATCCGGCGTCGGATGCAGTTGGTCGTCGTTTAGACGACCAGATTTTGCATGGTGATCCGAGCAAGCTGAATTTTAAATCGGCAACGAGGCAGCTTTATACGCGTCGACGTGCCGGATTACGACGTATTGAGGCGGCTTTGCTACAGCAAAATGTAAAATACCGCTTGTAATTATCACCAGAACGTGAGAATATATTTGGGTAGGAAGCGTAAGAGGCGTTCTACACTCCATAGTGTTAGTGTTGACTGAACGGGTCGCTGCGTTTTCCCTTTGCGCAGCGGCCCTTTTTCGTGAGCGGTTTAAATTGATGACGCAGAATTTCAAAAAGGCTGAGAAGTATCTCGGCGAAACCAAGACCGCAGATGGCGTCGTGTCGCGCTGGTTTTTCAGCCGCGAAGGCGGCCGGCGTCACGTCCTGAAATCTGACGGCGCGATTCATCCGACTTGCGCAATGGTGCGGATCGATGAGCGAAATTTCACAGTCGATAACGTTGCGCACGTTGCACTGTCGACGTTCTGGAATCTTGCCGGGATTGAAGAGATTCAGAACGAATTGCGCGCCTATCTCGCGGCACCGCGGTAAGTCAGAACTGATTGAAATATCAAAGCGTTAGCTTGACAACGCTCCCGGCGTCTGAATCTATACGCCGGTCGCGTCAATCACGGCGCGCAATTGGAGAAGATAATGACGAAGGATGATTACCGCTTTTTTCGTAACCAGAACGCCGACTATTATTTGAAGGTTGATGACGCCGGCCGCGCCTATGTCTTCGTCGATGACCACGCCGGCGGCGTTCACTTCGAATTGGCCGCGTTCCTCAATGAGACGAACATCCCGGCGGCGCGCGAGGCGTTGGTGATCCTCATTGGTGATCTGATCGAAGCGGCGCAAGCGAATGTCGTGGCAAAGGCGGCGTAGGCGCGCCGATCTGGCGTTGCGTCCGCCGCCTGTTGTCTGGAAAACATCCTATCTTCAATGAAACCGACGACGGGCCGCTATACTACGTTTTTCAGACAATCCGGTCTGACATTAGACGCCGAGCGCCGACCTACTTTCCTCGTCAGTGTGGGGAAGCGCTCGGCGTCGCCGGCAAAACTGACGAGGAAAGAATGAAAATCGATTATCGAAAAATCGCCGAAGCCCTCGACATTTCGAAGGCTCATTATGATCGCTACATCGCGAAAGAGCGGGCCGAGGGCGTTTCGAGCGCCCACGAATGGTTCGATTTTTTCGCGGGAGTCATGGCGGAAGAGGCGGACAGCGACGAAGCGCTGCGCCAGTGCGCCGACCTTCAGGAAGCGTTCATCGCGATTATGACGGGCAATGATGACGACGGTCCGGCTCTTTTGGAAGACAAGAGCGAATTTTTCGGGAAGGCATTCTGTGACGAAGTTCGGCGCATCGTCGCCGAGATTGATCGGATGGAAGCCGCCTAAGCGCCTTGCATCAAGGCAACAAAGCAGCCGGGATCACTCCCGGCTCTTTCGCCTCTTCGTCTTTAGGGCCGGTGAGCATACCGCTCCAAACCATTTGCGGTGATAAACATTTCCATTCGCGCCAAATCGGCAGAGATCGATTTTGCTAGGTCGTTGCGTCTTTTTGACGTGGCGTTGTGCAACATCTGTTTAAGAGCGTCGCGCGCTCGGATTGCTCCTGTCGCGGCATTAATCGCTTGCCACTTTGTCAGCTTCTTCGCCATGATTCGCACCTGCTTTGCACTGAGTATAGCAGAACGGTTGCGCGCGAACGTCAAAGTAGCTTCGCGATAAGGGCGGCTATGATTGTCGCGGACGCCGAAATCAGTGATTGAACCAAGATCGTCGGCCAATCTCGCTTAGGCGCGCTCGGCTGTGGCGCAGGAACAACCTTGCGCGGCGCACGGCGCTTGCTTCTCGGCTTGTAGGGCTTTGCCACACAGTTCTCCATTAGTGGAAACCGTGTGGATTTCTTTATGTCGCTGAGAGTCGCGGAAGGTGTCAAGCGTTCTCAACAGGGTTTGTGGAGAAGCGAGTCTTTTCAACACGGATAATGTTGAATTTCGGTCAGAAACCGCTCGCTCGGCGCTATACTGAGGCGGGCAATGAGCCGAACCGCCGCCCGTTTCACGCAAGCCGACATCGCCCGCGCAATCCGCGCCGTCGAACAAACCGGCGCATCTATGGCCGTCGAGATCGCGCGAGACGGCGTAATCCGCATCGTTCCTTATAGCGCGCCGCCGACGCCCGCGAATGAGGCTCCGGCGGAACCTTCACCTAAGCGCCAGTTCGATCTATTGTGATGATTCCGCCCGAAACTGATTCGCCCGGAGTCAATGCCGAAATGCGAAGCAAGCTCCCTCTATACGCGCGCTGCGAAACGTCGCGCCATGACCGCCAGTGCTACTATTTCCGGCGCGGCAAGGGCGCTCGCGTCCGGCTCCCCGATGAGTTCGGCACAGATGAATGGTGGACGGCTTATAAGGCGGCGCTCGCTGGTGAGACAATTCCGACGCGCAACCCGAAAGCCAACTCCGGTTCGGTCTCTTGGCTCATAGCAAGGTATCGCGAATCCGCAGCCTGGAATCAGCTATCGCTCGCGACACGCCGCAACCGAGAGAACATTTTTAAGAAGGTGATCGCCAAGGCGGGCGACGAAGCCTTTGCCGATATCTCGCGCCAAACAATCGTCAAAGCGAGAGATAAGCAGAGCGCGACGCCCTTTGGAGCGAACGGTTTTTTGAAGGCGATGCGCTCAATTTTCGCATGGGCTGTAGAGGCGGAATACGTCGAGACGAATCCATGTGCCGGCGTGAAAATGCTCACGCCTAAAACCGATGGCTACCACACTTGGACCGAGGAAGAGGTTACGCGGTTCGAACGCCGTTGGCCCGTCGGAACGCGCGAACGTCTCGCGCTCGCGATCCTACTCTATTCCGGGCTTCGTCGCGGCGACGCATCGCAGCTAGGGCGCCAGCATGTCCGTGATGGCGTTATCAGTCTGCGGACCGAAAAGACTGGAACGCAAGTTCACATTCCGATTCGCCCCGAGCTTGCGGCGACAATCGACGCCACGCCGTCAAACGGTCTCGCGTTCATCGCGACGCCAAGCGGCAAGGCGATGACGAAGGAAAGCTTTGGAAATTGGTTCAAGGACGCCTGCAAAGCCGCTGGCGTTCCCGGCACCGCGCATGGACTCCGCAAGCTCGGCGCGACGCGTCTCGCGAACGTCGGCGCAAGCTCGCATGAGCTTATGGCGCTCTATGGTTGGGAGTCGCCTCGCATGGCGGAGGTCTACACGAAGGAAGTGGATAGGGCGCGCCTTGCACGTCAAGCAATGGCGAAGTTCGAAACGAGAACAGCAAAGCCCGCACCTATGAATCCGGTGCGGGTTCTTGGCCAGAAAAGCCAATAAAATCAGATAGGTATTTTCTGGATGGCTCCCCGAGTAGGACTCGAACCTACGACCTAGCGATTAACAGTCGCGTGCTCTACCAGCTGAGCTATCGGGGAATGCGGTCCCGCGTATACAAGGCGGGCGGCGGTTTGCCAAGCCCGCCTC